AGCTGCTTCTGTTATACCACCAAGTGTTTCAGCTACCTTTACGATATCTGATTTTCTATCCATAGATTCTTGGTATTTGTTGTAAGTAGAAACAATTTCTAAGAAGTGTTTTTTTACTTCATTAGAAAGAGGTCTTTGTTCGTTTTCTTTAAGTAGTTGGGTTAATTTCATTTTGTTCTCCTTATTATATTCCTCTATCTATTTTTGATTTTGGTGCTTTATCTTTTACAATCATTCCTTTACCACCATCCTTCTCAACAGATTTTAAAAACTTTTCAGCATCTCTAACATCTTTATACCATGCAGAAGCAGGACCTATACTCATATTTCTTAGGTCTTTCTTTAATTTGTACATTACTACAAATCCTTCTGGTATTAAGTTTTTTAATTTCATGTTAGAATAATTTTTTTAATTTTTTATCACCATATACATCAGCGAAGTACCATTTCTTATCTTTAATATTATAAAGGTAAACATATTCTGCCATACCATTTCTATCTGCTGCATCTACATATCCACCAAAATCTTTCATATCACCTTTAGTTGGTTTTCCACTTTTGTAATATTCAATTTCTTTATCATCAAAGATTCCTCTTGCTCCACCCATCTTAATTAACTTAAGAACATCCTTTTCGTTCTTCATGTGTTTTTTAAGACCTGGTTTCATATTAGATGGATATCCATCGTAGTGAACGTATGCAGAAACAATCTTACCATTTCTACCAATCACACCAACTTGAGAACGAGTTCCTTCGTTGATTACAACTGATTCTGGTATCATATCTGCGATAGATGTTGTTGATTCATTAGTATCATCAATGATTCCTTGTATCTTAGCTGCTAAGTTTTTACTACCATTCATTTTCAAATCAAATGCAATAGCATCTAATGCAGATACACCATCCCAACCAGCTTGATTACTTGCTTCATGTGCAATATCATCAGTACCTTCTGCTGAATCATATAATTCTGAAGAATATACACTTGTTTTTTGCCACTCCTCATATTCAGGTGACATGATATCTGGCATCTTAGGGTCTTTTCTTGGGTCATTCGCCCATTCTGGTTTATCTTCTAAAACTGCAATTAATTTTCTAGCTTCGGAATGAAAGTTTGAATCAGTTAGAGCTTCAATAGCTGCTTTACTCATTCTACTTTCATATTCTTCTTTACCTAATTTTTTTGGAGTAATACCTAAACTTTGTGCTTTCTTACGAACTGCTTTGTTTACTTCAGGATTACCTGCTCTACCACCAGTTGAATCTTTTGGTCTACCACTATCCTTCTTAGGTTCTTCTTTATCTTTGTTAAAGATGTTTACTTTAGGAACGTCTTTCTTGTCGGTAGGAGAATCACCCCCCTTCGCCGACTTACTATCTTGTTTATCATGAGTACCTGCTTTGATTGCCGAATCCCTTGCATCCTTGGTTTTGAATACAGAAACTTCACCACTATCTTTATTGATTGCAGTAAATGATTCTTCCTTAAGTAAATTTCTTAAACTAATCATAGTATTATCCTAATTTATTTTGTTGTACCAGTTACACCACCCATTGTTGGAGCGTTACCAGCTCTTGGTGAGTTACTACTTGATTCTTTTGGGGAAGCTCCACCAGTTGATGGTGAATTTCCACTTTCTGTACTTGATTTTGGGGTTGCCCCTCCGATAGTTATTGGCATAATTCTTTCCTATTTTTTAAATTTATATTCTTTTGTTTCTTCTTTATGAGTGTATAAATCAAGTTTACCATCTTCAGTTAACTTTACATCATAATTTGTTTTTCTAATATCATTATAACCACTTGCAAAATCACTTTTTCCAACAGCCTTTTTAACTGTCCCAAGGTCAATTGTATTTTTGGCCATATAATCTTGAATACTAAATCCCATAACTTATTAATTTAATTCTGTTATAATTTCTCTCATCATATCTTGAGCTTTACACCATTCATTACAAACTGCTGTTTGTGTCTGAAGTTGTTTGTTAACTGATTCGTTAACAGGTACCATAAATGCTCCATGTGTTGATGGGTTAGAAACGAAATCCCAACCAATCAATTCAAAATCTTCACCTACTTGTACTTTACCACCCTTTAAAGGTTCTACTGAACCCATACCTCTTGATGATATACCTAAAAGGATTCCTGCTTGTAGGAGTTCTTTTAAGATGTTACCACTCGGTGTTGGGAGTATCTCTACTGTACCAACTAAATCATCACCATCCCAATGAATCTCTCTTACATTGTGCGATACGTTCTTCAGGTTGATTACTGAAGAATCTGGATGGTCTAATTCACCAAGAGCACGTCTTTCTTTTATAAGTGTTTCGTACTTCTTAGCTTCTCTTTGTAGAATTTCCATTGGATATATTCTACCATTCTGATTTTCTGCACCAGCTCTCTGTAAAATACCTTTAACGATAGTTCTTCCACTATCATCTTCATCTACTCTACCCTCGAATAATCTGGTTTCTATTAGTAAGTTACTCATTATGCTCCCCACATTCTACGTTTTTTAAACAAATCAAAGAAAATTGCTGATACTTCTTGACGAATTAATTCACGAATAAGTTTTTCATCTTCATTCGTGATTTCTTCATTAATATTATTATTTTTAACATTAATGATTTCTTCGTTGATTATATCATATAATTCTCTCTTAGTCATTTATTTTTTTTCTTTTTTCTCTATTGCCTTTTGAAGTGCAGGTGGTAATTTTTTCTGAGCTGCTGTTAGTTCAGATACCTGTTCTTTTTTCTCTCCTCTACCTTTCCAAGTAGCATCGATTTTGTTAAAGAATGCCTTTTTTTCTTCATCAGACATTTGAGGAATTGATTTTCCAGCTTTTTCTAAAGCTTTCTTAAAAAATTCTTGATATTCGTTTTCCTCAATCATAGCTTCTCTAACTATACCTTTGAGTTGTTCTCGTGTTATTTTCATTTTTCGATTTCCTGTATTGTTTTAGCTATATTGATAAGTCTTTCCTTTATCTTATAAATATGTGAATTTGTTCTTTTCCAATACTGATTGGAATCTAACTCATTCATAGTTTTGATTTTATTATACCAATTAAAAAACTTTTCAGTTTCTCTAAGTTGATATTTAAGTTCTTTTAAACCCATTGCCATCTTCTTATGAGGATGCATTGTTTCATCGTTTTTTAATTCTAACCAACGATTTACTGGTCTTTTTACCTTAGCTTCGTTTATATCTTCATTAAGGTACTTTCTCCAATCACTCATTTGAGGTGCTTTATCAACTTCTTTAAAATTTGAATTGTAATTCAAATTATTTTGGTCTCTCATTGGATATGCTTTTGAAGCAAATTTATTTTTGATATCAACATAAAAAAGTGCACCATGATAATCAATTAAATATGCACCCTTTTTACCTTTGATGTACCCATCTTTATTGTGTAGTAAAACACCAGGTGCATTTGAAGGATTTGATTGAGATTTTATATATTTGATTGGAGTATCTTTTGTAATTTGGAAATATTCATGCCCTCTTGATGGGGATATCAATCCTTCATTGATATCATCTTCATCGATTTTACCAACTATCTTCATACCAAATTGAGTTGCAATCTTTTTCTTTCTCTTTTTATCTTTAGTACCTTTATTAGAAAATGCAGCAGGAGTATTATATCCAGCTACATTACCAGATGTGGTAGCTTCATCTAACTCCTTTTCAATTTCTTGAATTAGTTCTTCAATAAAGTTATTAAGATTGTTTTCCATTGATATTCTTTATCTCCTTAATCAACTCATAAGACATCATTAAAGCTGAAACTTGAGAATCGTTAATTTTCTTACCGATTTTTTGTTTTTTCAAAACATTTATTGTTTCACGCAATTTAATTTTTGTAATCTTATCTTTCATACCTTTATACATCGTATGTAGTTCTGTGATTGTACTTATAAGTTCTTTCTCAAAATACTCACCAAATTTAGATGTATTAGTAATATTGTTAATATACTCTCTTAATAATCCTTTTTGTGAACTATTTAGATTAGTATATTTGTTGTTGAATGTCTCTAACAAGATTTTATAAGTAAGTAATCTTAAATCTTTTTCTTGTTTTTTATAATCTTCAACAAGTCTTTCTTCTTTTTTCTTTAAAGAAGGAGTTGAATTGGAAATATGTTCAATGATAGTAAGTTTAGAATTAAATACATCTTTTACTTCAAGAATATCATTTTTCTTTCCTTCGAATAATTTATGTACCGATGCTAGTATTTTATAATTGGTAACTGGTGAAGCTAATAGGTTATTAATCTCAAAAGTTTCTTTTAAAGATTTTACAAGATTATATTTCTCTCTTTTTAATTTTGAGTAATTAATTTTTGTATGTGCTTCTAGTATAGCATCAATAAATTTTTCAGCTTTAGATTCTGAATTATATTTTTCGTTTATTAATAGATTAAACAATCGAAGTTCCTTGGCAAGTTCAGTTTTTCCACTAAAAAATTCTTTAACAATTTCTTTAGCTTTTTCTTCACCACCATTTAAAACTTCAAGTGTAATCTGACGGGTTAGTATTTCGAAAAGAAAACCCGTATTCTTGAATTTTGAATGTCTTATTTTTTTCATTTTTACAATTTCCAATTACAAATATATAAAATTACTCTATTATAAATATAAATTTATAAAAGATTAATTATTTTTAGTCATTATCGAGGATATTGGATTCATCCAACATATCCTTCATTTCATGTAAATACTTACGTTTTGCCGCAATACCATTGATAGTCTGTAATGCCTTTTCTTCGGAAGTCCGAGAACGTTTTTTTGTTCTCTCTTTATCACCTAAAGGGTCTCTACCTTGTGGATGCTTATCTTTTCCATAAGTTCCACCTTCTCTCGGTCTACCACCTTTATCCTTGATTTCTTGTTTGATATTCTCTAATTGTTCTTCAATATCATCTGGTTCTTCATCTTCAGTTGCAGGGTCATTACCCTCATCTTCAATAGAACGGAATCTGAATCTATCTTTTAAATCATCTAACATTGCAACTCTTTGTTCATCTTGCTCACCACCACTTAGTTTGAATATATTTTCATATACCCAATCTTTAGATAACATATTCAAACCTTGAATATCTTGAGCTAATCTAATTTTCTCACTCCACAAGTTTACTTTTTCTTGTTCGTAAATTGTAGATGGGTTTACTAAAGATAAACTGAAGTTAGTCATTTCTGAATCTTGAATACCTTGTGAGTATAAGTGTACGATTGCAATTTTAGATAATTCTGAAACTAGTGTTCTTTGTATTCTTTCAATTGTTCTTGCGAATCTAACATCTTCAGCTGCTAATGTTGCTTTACCATTTACATTTTCTTCATATCCTAAATAAGCTCTTGGAATCTTTAATGCTGCAAACATTTTGTTCTTCAAGTAATCAATATCTTCAATAGTTGCATATTCTAAACCTGCAAGATTATCAATTGATGTTCCACTATCACCACCTCTAACTGGTAAGTAAAAATCTTCAGTTAGGTTTTGCATATTATACTTTAAGTTGTAATCACCAGTATTTCTATCGATGAAAGGAACTTTCTTCATCTTGTTGATGATTCTTTGCATATAGTTATCCACTTCTGTTGGTGGGATATTACCAATATCAATTTTGAAAACTCTTTTTTCAGGTGCTCTCATGATTCTATGGATTAACATAGCATCTTCCATTAGAGATAATTGTTTCCACAATCTTCTTCCATTCTCAATCATAGATTTACCATATGGTAACCAGTTAGTATCTGCTAACAACCTAAAATGAGCAATTTCAAAGTTTTCATATTCTTCTTTTCCATTCGGGTCCTCAGTAATTTTAAACTTTACTGAATTTGGATTTGATGGGTCTGTTCTTTCTAATCTTTCTGTGTTGTAAACTGAATGAGGAGTAGCGTTTACAATACCCTTACCTTCAGCAACTTCCAAACCTAAAAAGAAATCTCCATACTTTACTAAATTTCTTGTCCAAGGCCAGAGGTTAAACTCTACATTAAGGATATCGTAGAATAAGTTTTCTAATAATCCCTTTACTTTTTGATTTTCTGATTGTATAAGTAGTACATCACCGAATTCGTTCTTTAATGTACATTCATCTGCGTATATATCTAATGCTGATGCTAATATTGGGTCATTATCCATTGCATCGTAATCTCTGAATACCTCTCTACGAACTTGTTGGTATGCCATTGATTGTGCACCACCTGCTTGTTCGAAAAAAGATTTCTGTAATTTAGTGTATCTATCTCTAAGTGATGATAAGTTAGTTTGTTGTCTTTCATCACCATCAAAGACGTTTCTTTTTCCGTCCTTATCGATAGTAACTACCGCTTGAGAACGAAAGAGTTTAGTTAATCTCCCAAAAAATGAAGTATCTGCCATGTTTTCCTAATTTATGTTATAACCTTTATTAATTAATTTATTACCATTTTCTACAAGACCAATATCTTGCTTTGTGTCTTGGACCTGGTGAATCACAATTATGTCTAGCTCTAAATGCTTTTCTTGCATCTGGATTATTCTTTCGAATTGACATTGTTTTTTCTCCTGATTTCTTTGCGGAACTTCCTCCATGTCCGAAGTTTACTTTGACAACATTTCCTTTAGGGTTTTTAACATATACTTTGAATTTCTTAGTATCACCTTGCATTGGTTTACCAAGTTTTACTTTTCTTCCTTGATACTCAGCTTCGTTAATATCAGCTTTGTATTCTTTCATAAACTCACAAAATTCTTTTATATCATGATAATTTTCCACAGTATATTCTTCTGTGTGTATTTCTTCATTAAGTAATTCTTGTAGTGATATCATATTATTTTCTCCTAATATATAAATATAGAGTTATTTAATTAACCAAGTTAAATCTTCATTTGAGTCTCCAACCCTCATTTTCCATGGGTTTTCTTCAAGTGATGAATTACCACCAAACCCCATTCCACCAACATCCAATTGATGTGCACTAATTCCACCCAATGCTTGTTTGGTTAAATCAACTCCTTCTTGTCTTAATCTAAGTGCAGTATCTCTAACCCACAATGAAATTGCTAATGACATTGTTAAATCATCATTATATCCTCTCATTGCTTCTGCACGATTACCATTCCATATAAATGTAAACAATTCATCTATTGTTCTTTGTGAACGAATAGTAATATCTTTTTCTCTAACATATTGTTCTAATTTAGATATGATTAGAGGTCTTGTTTTAGAAGTTGTAGAGAAACCTGCTGTCATATTTTTCTCTTCTCTATTATATTTGTTATTTAATTGATTCTCCACATCTACATACTTTAAATCCTTACTCATGTAGAAAAGATTACCATATCCTCTATCAATTACTTGTTGAATTACTGCCCAACCAATGTTTGCGTTCTCAATAACGAGTAATGCGTTGTTATAATCAGTAGAAAGAGATACGAGAAAGTTTCCAAAATCTTTGGTATCTAACTTACCTTTATATTCTGCAACTTGTGAGGATTCTTCTATATCAATAACATGACAAGCCGAGAAATCAGCAGAATCACCACGAGCAACATCGGCAACTACCATGTAAGACTTCTGATAGTTTGGATATTCCCACTTCCAAAGGTTTCCATCGAACCCAGTCTTTTCAACTGGTTCTTGAATAAAGGATTCTTTATAGAACATAAGTAATTGTGGGTCTATTACAGTATCACCAGAAGAAACGAAATCACAATCACACTCTTGTGCTGCTCCTTTTGGTCCTAATAGTACTTCTTGTTCATCTCTCCAATCTTGATTTCGTTCAGGGTGTACACTCCAATGTAATCTGATTGTATTAAAAGTATTTGTACCATCTTCTGCACCTACCCAAGTTTTGTGAAAGAAGTTTCCTACACCATTTGGAGTAGAAAGGATAATTGCATTACCACCCGTTGATAAAGTAGATTGTGCTGATACCCAAATATCTTCAATCTTGTCAATGAATGCCGCTTCATCAAATACTAATAAGGATAGTGCTTCAGAACGACCAGCATCACCAGCGGCTGAAGTTGCTTTTATCTGAGAACCATTAGAGTATCTCAAAGATAACTTGTTATCCTCTACTGTTGTTTGTTTTAACCATGAGGGTAAGTACTGGTTCATTACACGAACCTTCGTTACAAGGTTCTTGGCAACTTCTTGTTTAGTTGCAATTACCAATACATTAAAATCTTGATTGAATAACATTTTCCAAAGTGAAAATCCCGCAGTTAAGGTAGAGATACCTGTTTGTCGAGATTTAAGGATGATGTTATAACGATGTTCTGCGAATTGGTCTAAAGTTCTTTCTTGAAATTGATATAAGTGAAAAGGAATCTTACCCCTAACTGGATGTTGTATCATACAGTACTTCTTCATGAAGTATATAGGGTCTTGAGCACATTTCTGATACTCAATTTTTATTATTTCCTTTAAACTCTGTTTAGCCATTTTATTTTTTGCCTATTTTCCAATACATAGAACCTCCAACGAATGGTTTATATTGACCAAGTTGGTTTGACATTCCAATATTTAGACCATAGATGTTCATCTTTTTAGTTTTTACTAAAAGATTACCAGTAAAGTTACCTAATCCATTTGTTTGGTCCATACCTAATCCAAATCCATAGTAGAATTCTAATTTAGGTAGTTCTTTTACGATAGTTGTATTGTAAACTGTTGGAATTTTGAAGAACCAATCAATTTCTCTTGATTCAATTCTGTTTTGTGAAATAATATCAGTAAGGATACCATATCCTAAACTACTTGCTGGTTTATTTCCTAAAGAATCTGTAACTTCTTTTGGAAAATCATAATCAAGGTTTAGAGTATCAGTTACTGTTACTTTTGAGAAGTAATCTTTAATGATAGCAAGTGAATCTACATTCGCTGGTATCTCAACTTCTTTAATTACTTCTTTTGTAATGTACTTTGGTACATACTTTGTTACTTGTACTTCTTTTTCAATGTAAATTGTATCAGTTTCTTGTTTGATTAGTTCATAATCCTTACCATCTACTTTTACAATTTCTTTATCACCATAATCAGTACCACATCCTCTTTGTAATGCGATAATAACTACAAGTGAAATTATTATTATTTCTTTTATATATTTTTTCATAAGTAATGTTCCATCTTCGCTTGTTTTAATTTATCGAAAACCTCATTTCTTTCTTTTTCTAATTGATTGATTTCTTTTTCACCACTTTCTATCATTTCGTTTATATCTGCACGAACTTCTTCGATAGGTTTTGGCAACTTCCAACTTTCTGTTACTTTACCATCAGAACCAATCATTTGATATTCTTCTTTTAATTCATCAAGGGAGTGTTTCAATTCATCTAGTTTTGCTTTTCCAAATATTAACATACGAGTAAAAACTTTATAATCAGAATATTCTTTGAATAATCCATTTGTTTTTATTTCATGTTCAATTTCAACTAATGCATCCAAACAATAACCAGTCTTTTCAATTAATTTTTTATCTTTATCTGTATATTGTTTGTTAGGGTATATTTTACATTTAGATTTTTCTTCTAAATATTTTCGAATTTCTTGAATTTGTTTGTGGTTCTTTCCAGTTTTTACAATAAAACCATCTTTCTTTTCGTATTTGTGATGTTCATCTTCCCAAACATCTCCCACATTACGAATTTCGGTCTTACCCTCATATCCGACAGTAGCATTTTTATCGTATTCACCTGTGTGAACCATATCCAACAACTTTCTACGAGTTGGATGCATATATTTCTTTTTGAATTCTTTACCCATTGTTACATATTAGGTTATAATGTTGTATATAAATATATAAAATTAAAGAAACCGATAATTTTAGAAGAAAATACCAAGTATTTGGTTTACCGATGCAAATGTACCTGTAAGTTTAAAAGTATTTCCTTTATATAAGAAAACGATACCTTCATTTGGTACAATCTTTTTAGAACCACCGATAGATTTTAATCTACCAAGTTCTAATTTAAGTTTTTCTATCTTTTTTGGGTCACCTGATTTCTTAACATCTTTTATTGTCTTATCAATTCGTTTTTTCATATCACGAACTGCCGAATCAGCGTTAACCGTTAGTGCGGATGAGGTGAACTCTAACACTTCTGCTCCCAAACCTAAGAATATCTGTTCGAACTTCATTAAGTTCTTCTTACCAATCTTCTTTTGGTCATCTTTATCTGTTTTCTTAGCCCATTCTAATGTTTTTTCATCAGTAATGTTCTTTTTATCTAATCTAAATCCTTTATCCATGAATGCCCATCTCTTAACTAACCCCATTTTGGTTTTGTTATCAAGTGATGATGGAGAATTCTTATCTACCCATTGTTCCCACCATGATTGGTGATAGTTTGCAACACCATCTGTATCCTTTAAACTAAATTCTTTTTGTAATTTAGATATCTGTGATGAGTATTTACTACGTTTCTTAGATAAATCTTGTGATTTTGGTAATTTTACGATAGGAGGACCTTGAATAGTGTAATTATCTTGTACATCTTTGTTAACTTGTTTAATCATACCAGCCAATACTCTTGCTGATTCACCATTTTCTCCAATTGCAACACCTTCCATGTTGAATTCCATAGTACCATGGAACACAAGTAACGCTTGGCCATAAGGAATAACGTTTACTGATGTTGGGTATATCACTTCAAGGTTCATGAAACACGCACCTTGTTTGAATATCTTATCTCTTTGTTTATCGTTAAGTGATTTGATTGCATTTGAGAGGTCTTTCATCG